CTTGTAAACCCAAAACAAAGCTACTTTGCCATGGGTTGGTGGAATTGACTTCCAGCCTAAAGGTTGACGGCTTTGTGCCCCCTAATAGGGGGTCCTAAGTTGAGGTCTACTATCGACCTCGACCACCGCCTTCGGAATTAGCAAATTCGAAGGTGGAACCTCCAGAAACTTACCGCCAGTGACCGCCTCGGCAATTGCCCAGGCAGAATCGACGGACAGGACCAATGGATCCTGCGTTTCTGAAACCTGCCGGTCCAACAGTTCGTTGAACTTGCGTTTTCTCCTACTCCAACTAACATTGGAATAGGGGATGGAGGAGGACGGTTTATAACCGTGCTTCTCCGACATATCAGGGAATAATAAATCCCGGAATATGTACGGCCTTTCGATCAAGTTTATGGCATCATTGATCGAAATGAAGCCATGTTGCGATGCAACATGGAACTTCTTCCTGGCGTTCCAACTTTTGAATTCGTCAGGGTCGACTTCAATCACTGATTGGATTTCGTCGACATTTATCGCTCGAGTCAATTCGATATTGCCGAGCAACTCGCGCACTTGATCCTGGATCAAGTCCGCGTCGATTCCCCTCGCCCGTGCATTCGAAGCAAAGCTTGAAAGCACGCGGCGGTCCAGATGGGTGGTCCCACCTCGTAGTAACTTTTCTATGAGGTGGAGATGGTTGTCCGGCAGTTCAGTGAGCTGCTCGATGACTTCCTGTGGCTCGAGGTGCCAACCTGGCGCCTCGACCCCTCCCAGTGAGACTGGGATATATGCGGTGACATCGCTGGGTAACAACGCAGCGAAACGATCGCAGAATCTCCACGAGGCCAGCGGCTTTAACTGGTCTAGCGGTGGCTCAAGCCAGGCCAGCACTTTGCTGATCTGGTGCGCTTTCCCAATACCTGGATTGGGTTCATCTTTGCCCTCATGTTCTTTCGAACATGGAGAAAGAAGGCGGAGCTTTATAGCGTCAACGTGGATATGCCTTGCATATCCAAGTTTCCATAGGGGTTGTTTCTTAAACAACTCCGTGGAGCGGTATCCCCTTGTGAAGAGAAACTCTTCACAATAGGTCCCTCCGACCTTGGACACAAAGTTCTGTGGCCAAGAAACGGACATTCCGTTGTCGGAGTGGGATTTAGTAATCCCGCGGAGATACCTATCAGGACCGACGGCGACATGGTCGTCGCCGCTACAGGCAAAATGTCTCCACCAAGCGGCAGGAATCTCCTGCATGCGCCTGGTATGTCGGAGAAGCTCCGCATCAGAGACATTTTGTCCGATCCTGTATCTAAGGAACGATTCTAACTCTGCACAAAGATTGTGCATAGTCAGAACTGTCTTTGTACCTGGGTCTCCCATGAGGATTCCTCTACGGGTTCTCCAGGCCTCTTCCCCGTCGAGCACGACTCTAGGGGAACAGAGTAGTTCCGAAGATAAGCGATGATAATTGGAAGTTTCTTCCAATCCGTGAAACAGGCCATCGAGCATTGCTCGACTATAGGCGTGGACACAGAAATCCGTCGCTGTCGAAAGGTCCGAAGATAACATCTTCAGATCTTTCGGATCCACATCAGGATGTTCCTTGAAGTGGATTCCCTTTACGTACTCGAAACCCTGGGCCGCGCGGGTAAGACCCGCAGCGGCAGAGGGATGATTACGCAGCCACCCCGTGGTATGGTGGCTAAAAGGTTGGAGGAAGATTGTAACACAAGCTTCCGCCACGGTGACTACACGGGACTTTGCCCCGGGCTCGCCGATCGTAGTCCTCCTTATAAGAGGCAGACAGTCAGGTGTAACCTGAAGACTATCAGGATCATGCTTATCCCCGGTTAACCAACCGAGGTTAAGTAGCTCCTCCACGGCCCATTGGTGTATCTGATACCCAGTGGCCTCGTCGAGGGCATATATAGGGTCTTCGTATTTGAAATTTTCAAAGTCGAATTCCGTGTCCTGCCTGGACTCTCCAGCCAGGACACATGGATGAATCGCACCCGCGTCATCGCGCGGGAGTTTACTGATAAAATCAGTATAGTCTTTACGACCGACCGTCATCCAGCGGGGGAATCCACATAATTCTGTGGATTCCCGTCCAAGGAGAGTTCGGCCCTCGCAAGTTTTGCGAGGGACGGACTCTTGCCACTCTCGGAACTTTTCCGAGATTTCCTTGGCTCGACCACCTTCCTTAACGGATGATTCGAAGGAGGAGGACGAAGTGAGTGACAAGTGGGCGTTCGAGTGGTACTCGAATTCCTTCTTAAGCTTACTTCCCACGAGACGGGAGAGCTCCCACAAAAGCTGTGTGCGCTCTCTGGTCACGTGAGGTCGGCTTGACAAAGTTTCCCGATGCTTTTGCAAGGATCGGGACCTTGTCTTCTCGTCTCCCGGGGGAAACCCCCGGGAGGACGAGAAATGAGCCACTCGGGTCAGGTCGAGTTTCGACCTTGCCCCGTGCCGAACGATGGATTCCATCCAAGGGCACAATCTGAACCAGAAACGAGGAAAGTCCTCGCCCTTCTGCTTCCCGAAGCCTGGAAGATCACTTGGAACTTCTGGCTTCGCAGTCTCAGACAGTAGCGCGAACCACTTGACAAGTGATCCGAGCAATTTCCACTGTCTAACACCAGAGTCGGTGCGATAGACTGCAATTGAATAAGCCCACTTCAAGAGTCTCTTGAAATGCGGACTTTCCGGATCTATATCCGGTGTAGAGAATACCACGCAATCCGTGATTGACTCTACAAAGTTCGACACCCTCTTTAGGTTTTCGAACGACATAGAACAGAGATGGATTTGCACCCTCCTGTTCAGGCCTAAGTTCAGGATCTTCCTGAGCCGGCCTAGCCGAGCCCGGAGAGTTTCTCTCCTGACCCGGCTGAGCCTTTTTGACAAGACTTGTCTGAAGGCTCGTCGGCACCCTCTTTCAGACAGTGCCAGGTATTCGCTCGTTGTCCAAGCTCCGACGCGCGTTTCCACGCCAAAGCCCGGCTGGGGCGCCACCCCAACTGACGTTGCTGTTCGTTGGACAGCACTCATTACAGAAGACAGTTCCACTGTATTCGTGCTGGGTCTTTTCACAAG